GTCAAAAATTTGTGGCACGATGGCTACTCTCAGGCTTCCTGTTGCGCGTGCTAATCAGGTGAATAGGAGTGAAAATGTGTTTACAAATTTATATTTATTGAAGGGGGCTGTTAGTGCGGAGGGGCAGCGAGTCTTAAAGGCGGCTAATGTGTATTTTGGTGGCTTACGGGGTGCTATGCGCTATTTGAATCCAATGAATGCCACTGCTAAGGAACGAATCTTGATGCCGGTTAATGTGGCGAAATTGCGTCAGCGTAACCAATTGAGCTTATTTGACAGAGCTTTGATAATGATGCATGTGGATGGTCAAACTATGTGTTGTGGTCGGCATGGATTAAGTAACTTGAGAGAGGTTCTAAGTGACGTAACGAATGACAATGATGAATACATCTTGAAGATTTTGCCTACGGATGTTGCATATTATCACCCGGTTGCGGTGGTGCGTGCTTTGGCGTTGTCAAGCTGCGGTATGCTTTTGTCTGAGGATGCCATGGGGTATAAGGATACACCAATTTTCCATGGTATGGCTGACTTATTGATATTTAAAATGGCATTGCCCTATTTGTTGTCTGAGGCTGGGGGAGAGGTTCACGTGAAAGCACCTGATGTGACTGTGGAGATGATGTTGACAGATCTCGACTTATTGGGGGCCATGGATTTGAGTTATGGTACAGAAGTGAGTAGTGATCAGAGATTTACAAGTGATCAAGCACATGATGGGTCTAGGTCAATTAATGAGTTTGAAGATGGTAGATCAACTGAACGTCAGGTGATTAAGTTGATATGTTGTCTATTGGCGTATCAATTGAAGCTTGAGTTGGATGCATTGAAAGATATGAGTGCTGATTTGAAGGATACAGTACATTTGACGTCATTTGGAGCACAGTTACTTAAGCAAGCGAGTTTCTTTGCCCCTATTGATGTGGAACTGTGTAAGCTAATGTTGGAGATTAACGATAGTAATCGGGCGATGAGTCCAGCGACGATATCGGCGAAATGGGGAGAGATACGTTCGTCATCAGATCATGACTTGACTGGTTTTTGTGTGACCATGAGGGGAGGAAATTGGGTAATGAGCTTTCTTGAGCGGGTGAGGTTGACTGTACGACCTGCTAAGATTGCCTGAATGGGGAGCGCAAGGAGATGCGAGTGGCCTCTGTTGTGGTCGCTGCACAGGCCATAACATACTGTCATATATTCATC